CATTACTAGCCCACGGTGCCCGCACAACAGGTCGCATAAAATCAGGGAATTCCGCTAATTCCAATTTCCAAGGATCACAGCCATCATCCCAATTATACCTCCCGCCATTAGGATGTATACTAGGCGAGATAACAATGTAATATCCAATACCACGAATATCAATGCCAGGACGGAAACTATTGCGATTTGCAGGAGGATTTTTAGTTTTAAATAAGGCATGAAAACCGCCTCTTGGGGTAAGTTGTTTAACCGTTTCTGGTAATGTTGGAAATTCTTTTAGCGATTCAATTCCATTAATACTTTCATCTGCCGATATATCTACGTCAATAACATAAACTCCGCTCTTTTCCCCACAAGCTAAACCGATATTGGCATTAGGCCACTTGGCCCACCATGCTCTTATCTGGTCATAGTTTGTAGTAGCATCTTTTACGCCATGTTCGGTAAGCGGAACCTTTTGCTTAGGAACAAGCGGAAATATCGCCCATCCGATGTTGGCGTAGTTTAAGGCGACTTCTAAAAGTTGATTCAATTTATAGCCTTATTGTATCCAATTATTTGAAAATACTTTCCTTTGCGGATTACTGTAATGGTTTTTGTGTAGTCGAGGATCGTTTGCGACGCGAACATATTTTGGAGCGCATCGTTGACTGTGATCTTGTTTTTGTTTTGGAACCTTTGCTTCCACCACGTCTGGGCAATCTGTCCGGCTTCTCCGGGGTGGTCGAGGCAAACCCATTCTCGAAAGACGCTAAGGCCGCATCGGTATTTGATTCGGAGAGAATCTGGCGAAGCTGGTTTAATATGTCTTTCGACGTATACAGTATTAACGGCGAAGGTTTCTGGTTCAATTGAGAGGATGTTTTTGCCACTGGCTTTTGTGCCGTGCATTCGGCGTTCTCGTTCAACCTGTTCAAGTCGATCAACTTCTTTGCGAGTAAGTTCTGTTCCGCACGCCGGGCAAATCCTAATAGCCCTAGAAAAACTTTCGCGGCAACTTTGACACGTTGCCATAACCACTCGTTGATTTTCGCCAAGTAAATCAATAGGCCCATGTTCATCAATACACCCACCGAAGTCCAGCACAAGACAATGGTTTTTTCCAGGGAATAGTCGTAATCCGCGACCAACCATCTGAGAAAATAAACCAGCAGACAAAGTTGGCCGAAGCAATACAATACAGTCAATATGCGGAGCATCAAATCCCTCCGTTAAAACATTTACATTGCAAATAGCACGAATTGTGCCATTACGAAAATCTCGTATAAGTCTATCGCGTTCGTGCTGCTTGGTTTTCCCCGTAACAAACGGGGCATAGATATTATGTTTTTGTAATTCATGAGAAACTTTTTCGCAATGTTCTATATCTACACAAAAGAAAATTGCTGCCCGACGTTTTTCGGAGGCTATAATTCTAACGGCTTCTGCAATTGCTCCAGAGATGATTGATTTTTTATTGGTTGCTTTTGCAAGCGAATTAGTGATGTAATCTCCTCTGGAGTTATGTTGTACATTTTGCAAATCAGGTATAACTGTTCCAACTTTTGAACGCAAGTTGCACAGGTATCCGTCATTGATAAGATTTGTGATTTTTGCTTCATAACACATCTCGTTTAAAATGTGGTCCTTGTGGCATATTGGGCCACAGCCCATACGAAAGGCTGTTGCTGTCCATCCTATAACCCGTAAGTTCGGATTGAATCTCTTGCACCCCTTAATAAAAGTTCTATATTTTCCTTCACCGGAAGGCGGGATTCTGTGAGACTCATCAACAAAGATAAAGTCAAACGGCTGAAATTCCCCGGCTTTTTTATAGATTGAGTCAATTGAAGCAAAGAGGACCGGAGCTTCGTAGTCCCGTTTTCCAAGACCCGCAGAAAAGACACCAACTTCTGTTCCGATATTTCTAAGCTGTCTGGCATTTTGTTCTACTAATTCCTTTCTATGGGCAAGAATACACCCACGTACATTAGGCGATTCTTTTTTCCATTTTTCAATAACTGCTGCCATCACAACTGACTTGCCCGATCCGGTCGGCAGCACAATGCACGGGTTAGTTTCTTTTGTGCATATATGTGTGTGTAGTGCTTCTATTGCTTCTATTTGATAGGGGCGAAGTTGCATTATCCTTTTCCACGATTATATCTTGCGTCAGTTTCTTTGTAACCTTTTTGGATTATTACGGGCGGAGAGAATTTCTTATCTGCCGGTCCACCACATTTCGGACATTCGACTACTTGGCTTCCCTTACCGTAATGATGTTTTTCAAACTCTAACTTGCAATCATTACATTCATATTCATAAATCGGCATAATTACCTCGCAACCGGAATCTTATCTTCTGGATTTTCCTGTCTCCCTGAATCACTTAATGAACTTACATCTTCTACTAAGATAGCATCAATTTCCTTAAGGGATGGACCGGCAACTGATGGATCAATGGCCCATTCAATTTTGCTATCGCAAGCCCATTTATGAATACGGCGGATAGGCACAATAAAATTAAAGCCTTGTAGTTTTTGAACACCTTGGGTAAGCATCCCAATGTATTCTCCGGTTTCTGCGAGGAATACACCGCCGCCTGAAGAACCTGGAAAGGCCGTTACGGTCGTTTGGTCGAAAACCTTACTTTCGGCACCCCTGCCGGACAGAAGTCGGCCTGTTTGCGACATAAGGCCGCTGGTGAAGCTGTTTGCCCCAAACTGCCCAAGTAGACTTCCAACATGAACTAAGCTAATTCCGATTGGTGGAATATATTGCTTGTCAAGTTTGAACTTTACACATACGGTTGTTGGGTAGGCATTCTTTCTACGAACCATAAGTAATGCCAAATCCTCCCCATAGTCGGCATCAGATACCTTAATAACCTTAGCATCATATTTAACTTCGCCGATTCGCCGGCCGTCTTCTTGCATTTCTTGGATAATTTCGGCGTCCCTGTAAGCAATCAAAGTTTTCGTGGTGCCGGCAATAACAACTGTTCGCAAAGAACGAAGCCCAGAAACAACATGCCCCGCCGTCCACACAAACGTAACATTGTCATCGCCAATTTTTCGCGTTATAATAGTTCCTGAGCCTTGGACATTTCCGGCTTTGATCGTAACGCTTACGGTTTGCAGATCATCGGGAATTCCCGCCCATACCCGAGTCGCCGCCAATATTAGAATTACTGTTATCGGAATCCTCATCTTTCCAAACCCTTTCTACGGTTGCGTCAAAAACTTCTTTGACTTTTAATATAGTTAGATTAATTAATTGTTCAGGAGATAATTGCATTAGTTCTTTTGTAGAAAAACTGTTTTCTCCCCCACATCTCCATGCTTTTTTATCACTATTGTTTTCATATACAATAGAATCATTTTTATAATCCACCGGAGTTGCAAAACTAATCAACCCTGGCAAGACAAGGTGATCGTTGCAAGCTCTCGATTGGTCAGCAGGAGATAGCCCACGTTTATGTTTTTCACATTTCCAACAAGCATTGCCGTCCACTGTGGCCGTAGCATGACAGCATTGTCGGCAGTTTATGGCCGGGACCGGGAGAGCAGACTTTCCGCCTCCCCAGCAAATCTCTTTTGCATCGCAATAAGAACATTCATAATAATCTGGTCGAGAAGCGCACCGATCCGGTGGTTCCGACGAAGTAATTATCCTCTCGGCCCTTTTTATTAAAGCATCAAATTCTTCTTTATTAAATTGTATTCTTTCACTATATAAGGAGTCATCATCTTTATTGGACACTAAATATAATGCCCTTTTCATTCCCGAATAGCCCATATAGCACGTCATCTGACAATAGTGAGTAGGTTTTGCCTTTTTTACTCCTTCTTTTTTTAACTTCTGGAATAATTTATCATTGGACGTTTTAAATTCCAAAATCGTCCATGACTTCTCGCCGCCGGGAACCCCTAGCGCACACCCATCCATGTGTCCCGAAAAATGCCCTCCAAAATCGCTAAATGCAAACTGATTACCGGATTCATCTTTATCGTGAACCTCACAACCTATTGCTCGTAATTCTCTAATAAAACGGGATTCAGCTAAATCTCCTGTCTCAAACAAACGATAGAGTCGCCCCGAAAATTCCGATTTACAACAATGCTTAAATTTATACCATAATGCACGTTCACAAGGCCCCCCTATTTCTGACATTCCAAGATATTGCCGGAACTGTCCTGAGTCTCCGCGATTCTTGTGATAGGCATAAATGGCATCAACCACAGGCGAATTTTCGGGGAGATGTTGAGTAATGTCGGTCATTCTTTTTTAGCTTTTATTGAAACCGCGATTTTCTTCGGGGTAACCTGGACGTATTGAGAAATAATACCAAAAACATCTTGTCGATTGGCTTTAATCCATTCATAACCAACTTCATCAAGACTATAATTTGTTTTGGATTTTATAGGAGGTGGAAAATCAGTAATGGTTTTTGTGTAGTCTGTGTCCCAAGTCTTTTTTATTCCTTCTATATCTGCTTTATACAATAGCCCCCTCTCAACGGTTATTTTCGTTCCGTCCTCAAGCGTAGCTGTTTTTGATCCGCGTTCGGGGCCGGGAATTAGGGCGGCAACGGCTTCTTCGGCTTCGATCCTCTGCATCTTCGCTAACTCTTCATCACTTTTCATAGAACGAAGATAAGCAACTGCATTTTCTAAATTACCCATTTTAAGTTGGCCTCCAATTCTCTCTATAATACACGGCCTGTGCCATCCATGTAGTCTCTACTATAGCAAGTAATACACTACATGCAAAGGACCACCAAATCGCATAATAGTAGTAGAAGAAACACCCCCATATCGTCCATGCCCATAAGTGTATGATTTGGAAAATCGAAATACCCTTTGTAGTCTTGTCTCTTGATGTTTTTACAATACTTAAAATACAGCAGATAGAAGCCGTAAACAAGAAGCAACTATTTGTAAAGTCTGGTATCATAGAATTCTCTTCGTTAAGGGCGATAGCAAAGAAACTAGGTGTCCTGTTGCGTTTTGCAGTTAGGCCGAGACGCCTCTCGGTCAGCTAGTTTCTTTGTCATCGTCCGTGACGACATGGCTTTAAGTAAGCAGCGAATTCAATCCCTCCACATCTACCTCTTTCTTCTTGCGTTCATAGGGTACAAGGTTGACACCAGCCTTACGAAGTTTAGAGGCACGGGCTTGAACGGAAGTTTCTTTCAATCCCGTTGTTGCCGCAAGCCCTTCATAAGAAACGCTTGCAACGTAGGATTTTACAAAATCTTCATCAGACACTTGAACTTTACTCATGGGTTCTCTCTTTCTTAAAAACGGGAATAGATAGTATAGGTTCATAATCATCGCATCCAAGGCGGCTTGTTGCCGGTAGAGGGTGGGTTGGCGGCTTCCGCAAGCCTAGCTTGGTTAGCTTGTGGATTAGGTTCGTTGGTTTTGGTTTGGAAATTAGGCTGCCCTATAGGATAACCCGAGTTGTTTGCATAGGGGGCGGGATTCGGATTTTGAGTTAGGGTTGAATATGTCCTAATTTCGTTTCGATCATCTTTGACCTTAACATGAGCAAGACATGTTTTATTGACTAATTGATTGGTATCAGAAATAGCTGTTAATCCAATTGCTTGTCCCAATGCCGCAAGGGTTCGCAAGCCAATATCAACGCATTGCGTCGAGGGATTGGCAATGTTGATGTTATCAAATAGTTTGCGATTTTTGCCGGGGCCATCTAGGATGGATAAACACAATGCAATGTAATATCCTGTGCCAGATTTTGTTTGTCTAACTTCTGCCTTTTCAATTAGTACCGGATACTTGTCGGGTGGCAGTACCTCAAAATCTCCTTGTGGTTCGACACTATTAGTATCGAACCCACCTCCAAAAATCTGTTGTAGATTATTCATTCAAACCTCTCTTTCTTATTGTTGTTTTGATGTCGCCGCAACGGCATTCATGAAGTTATTCCAATTTAAAGATAGCTCGGGTGGTAATCGACCATATACTCCACGACCTCCGGCAGGATAGGCCGGATTCTTTTGTGTATACAAAAATCGCTGTCCCCCAGCTATATCAAGCCCTTGGTGTTTTTCTTTGTTAAATCCGAGTTTTTCGGTTTTCACAATTACCTTTGTATTTGCGAAAAGGATAACATCTGCCCATTTATAGAGCAAGCCTGCCGCCATGTCATTAAGATCAAATTGATACTGATCGTAAGATGGTCCAGCGGGGTCGTCAAAGCGTTTTACTTTTACATGCCCAATTATAATAGACGCCATTCCTTTTTCGTTACGTAAGTAATCTAACGCCTCAGTGATTTTTCGCCAATAATTAGTGGCTTCCCTATAACCTCTAGCATATCCAAGACCGTCGCTATTTATATCACTTGCATGGTGGTCAAGACATACCTTTTCCCAAATTATCGGTTCGAGGGCAGTAGACGAGTCAATAACCATAG